GCCGAGGGTCTTCCGAACGGGTGCGCTGTTTATGTGATGCCGGTGGATGCTTTTACCACGATGGCAGAGGCGCTGTCCTATGCCCCATGGGTGGCCCAGGGCATTGTGAGCATCACCGCCATCCCTAATGGTGTCATTGACTGGGACAAACTGGAGGGCAGGAAAACGAAACTGCCCGACGTCCCGCACGACGGCAAGAGTGCCGTGAACGCCGACGTCTTCGTCGCCAAAAAGGGCTTCGGCGACGCCTTCCAGAACAACAAGACAATCGAACTCGCCGCACCGTTCCGGACCGATACGCATATTCCGGACCGCTACAAGCACCTGTGGAAATTCTACACCGCCCCGTACATGTGGTATGAGTTGACCACGTTCACAGGGACGCCACTCATGATTCGCCCTGAGAGCATCGTGGACTGGAAATTCAACGTGACCCAGTGGGCGCACATCGTGCCCCCAAACCCGCGGATCATGTTCACGGTAAACAATCTGAACGCGAGTTCGTTCGGTGTCACGGACTACTGGAACGGGAGGTCCGAGCACTTCGACGTGATGACAGGATTTGCGAATTTTCCGACTTTTACGCTCACGAACAATTCGTATCTCATGTACACGGCGTCCAATGCGCATCAGATCGCCTACCAGCGGCAGAGCGCCGAGTGGGGGCAGCAGAAGGCACTGCGCGGGGCCAGTACTCAGTTCGCCCAGGCACAGGCGTCCATGCAGCAGGGCACCGACATGACAAATCTTGGGAACGCTTATAATACGCAGATGGCGCAGTACAACGCCAATCAGCAATTTATGCGATCGGGTGTTAACGCGATCGGCTCCGGTGTTGCTAGTGCACTGGGTGGAAATATTCTCGGCGGTGCTATTAATGCACTCACTCAGGGTTATAATATGGGCAATGAGTATGGGACCGCGCTGGAGAACAATCGCATGCGGGCCGAACAGGCCAGTGCGATGACGAGCCTGAAGAATTCCTACGGCAAGTATTTCGCGGACTCCAATTTGCAAATGGCCAAGTTCGCTGCCAACGGCGACTACGCCAACGCGATCGCCGGCATCAACGCCAAAATACAGGACTCGGACGTGATCGCACCGACCACGTCAGGGCAGACCGGCGGCGATGCGTTTATGCTGTCCGCCGAGGGTTGGCAGATCGTCCTGCGGCAGAAGATCATCGACGTGGGTACAATGGTGCGCATCGGGGAGTTCTGGCTCCGGTACGGATATGCCATGAACGTCTTCAACCGGCCCCCGAAGAATTTCCGCTGCATGGAGAATTTCACCTACTGGCAGATGAAGGAGACCTACATTCGCTCCGCGACGTGCCCCGAAGGGTTCAAGCAATCGATTCGTGGTATATTTGAGAAGGGCGTGACCGTATGGCACAAGACTTTCACCATCGGGAGTGCGCTTATTGGGGACAACGAGCCGCTGAAGGGGATTCACCTTGACTTCACCTGACATCAACAAGCAAAAAGACTGGGTGGCCAGCAAAATTTACCGCCCCTTCAATGAGGGCCAGGGCGCCGGTTATAAACTGAATCCAGTCCAAACTCGTGAGACCCAACTCATCGCGATGTATGAGCGCATTCTCATTGAGATGACCTCCAATCGGTTCAAGTGGATCGGGATGCCCGATACAGTTGATTTGCGTTTCCTGGAGATGACTCTCATGCGAGATGCTCTTGCTGTGTTCTATTTTGACGAAGAGTTCCAGCGCTTCATGACTCTCAGGGCCACAGGTCTTGGGGAAGTCAACATGTATGACAATCCTACTGGGTACGTTGTGTATGGAAATCAGGTGTTCTCCCGTCAACTGTCGGGGAACGAGTGTGTGCCCATTTGGGCGAACCAGACGCGTATCCCGGATTGGGATATTATTAGTATGTATTCTCAGCGTCTCGCCGCATTGGATCGGACGCTTGAGATCAATATGTTGTCGGCGCGCCACCCATTCGTGTTCGCCGTCAACAATAATGAATACAATTCGATGGTGCAAGCCTTTAATAAAGTTGTCGAAGGACAGCCAGTTATCTTCGGCACCGAGGCTCTGAGCGCCGAGTCCATGGCGGAAAAAGTTTCGCTTTTCGATATCGGTTACAAGCCGAACCAGATCAAAGACGTCATGGACGCCAAAGTCCGCACTTGGAATGAGACGCTCACACTTCTCGGCATCATGAATGTCAACTCTGAGAAGCGTGAGCGGATGGTCGTCGAGGAAGCGTCCGGCGCCTCGGGTCAGGTGCTCGCCATGCGCGCCGTCGCATTGAACGAGCGGCAGCGTGCCTGTGAGCGGATCAACAAGATGTATGGGCTGGAGATCATGTGCGAGTGGAACCTCGATGAGATGACGACCGCGGAGAATGCCGCGCTGGGCGCCGTCGCCGGCGGGCTTGCGGACCAGAATCCTGGACTGGGGAGTACTGACCTGGAGGAGATGCATAAGAATGGCTGACTACACAATAGAATTGCGCGAGGTGATCGCGCGTCAGGGTGTGGAGAATATCGGCCTGGAGTCGTACCCCATTTTCGATGAACAGTATCGCGATTTCCTGAACCAGAAAATCATCGATCACTACTACTATAATGAAATCGGCCTGGAGTCCGTTGATATGTTCGTGCGGCAACTCCGTACGAAGATGAACGAGATCATGCCATACTACAACAAATGGTATGAGGCTGAACTTGTCAACATCGACCCTCTCCTCACCCAGGACATGCACTCCAAGGGCGACCAGGAATCCAGCGGGCGCTCTTCCGGAAAACAGTCCCAGGGCGCCAAGCAAACGACGAGTACGGTGTCGGCGACGAAAGCTAGTGCGAGAACCGTGCAGTCCGAGACTCCGCAGGTCCGGCTCTCGGGCGACGGTGATTACGCAACGGCGGCCAACGACAACGTGAGTAACTCCGACGGGACGAACGACGTCCGGGGTGAGACGAGTGGTGACTCGTCCCAGTCGGGCGAGTCGTCGCAACGCGGGTCACAGGAGTCGCGATCGTGGGGTTATACTGGTCACGCACCGCAATTGATCGCGGCGTGGCGGGAAACGTTCACGAATGTTGATATGATGGTTATCACGGAGTTGCAGGAGTTGTTCATGAGCGTAAGAAGTAGCAACGACTCTCTGACAGGAAGGAGGGCGACATATGGGCTCTGGTACTGAACCCTACAACCCGAACGATATCATTAAAGATGGTGATTATCTTCTAGTTCCGCCCGATTATCGGCTCACCAACACCGTCCCGTTCACATATCGAGACGGATACACATATCTTCAGATTCTAGAGGAACTCCGTAAGTGGGTCAATAACGGTCTGCGTGACAATCTCTCCAACAACCTGGAGAATCTCGCCGCCGACTACAACATGAGGGTCACCCAGCTCCTCGGTGACGTCCGCAAGGAACTCGAGCAGTACCATGCACTACCCGAACAGTTGCGTGAGCAGATCGCGGAGTCGGTGCGCAAGTACGATGAGGAATTCAAGCGTTTCCAGGAGACGCTGACTCAGTGGACGAAGCGTCAGTTCAAGGATGATAAGTTCAAGGTTTTCAACTGGCTGACCGGCGAGACCTGTGAACTGAGCGAACTCATCTCGGACCTTCACAACCGCTACACGGTTCACGGTCTCCTGGCCGACGACTTGTCGCGCATGGGGTGCACCGCCGGCGACATCGACAGTTGGCCGGTCAGCATTAGCGAACTGGAGACCGAGGGCAAGAACTTTCTTACCCATTTCGGCACGTGGATGTTTTCGCCGGTCACAGGCAACTACTGTAGTCCGCAGGATGCCATCCTCAGTCTCATGGAGTATATGTCCACCGGGACGGGCGTTATTTCTCATACCGCCCAGCAGATTGAATCACTTTCTATGCAGGACCTTCAGAACAGGAGAGTAAACTAATGCCCGCTACCAATAAGACGAACAATTTCCAGTTGCCGCTTTACGTGGCATCCGACCACTTCAGTGTTCTCGGCGACCTGAACGGCGCCATGAACAAGATCGACGAGAACCTCGGCTCGGCTCTTACCCAGGCGCGCACCGCGTCCCGGGACGCCACGTCGGCCCTCACCG